GAAGCCTTCCACCGGCTGAAAGCCGATGCGCCGTCCGGTAGCCTTCTCATGATAGAAGGACATGCGCTCGGTGAGCTTCTCGACATCACCATCGGCAGCCGCGGCCTTGGCATAGGCCTCATCCAGGTCTCTGGCGTCCTTCATGATGGTGTTGAACTGGGACTTCTGGTCATCGGCCAGTTCTTCCCAGTCGTCCTTGCCAAGTGTGTCGAGGTAGTCCTTCGCCTCCTTGAACTTGGCGGCAGCTTGTTCGCGGAGTTCTTTTGCTTTGGTTTTCAACTTCGTTGCCCTCCCATAGAGTGGCTATTAGCACGAGCCAGGCTAAGCTCGGCAATCATGTCGAAGACACGAGGGCCTTTAGCCTTCGGCTCCTGTGGCGTAAGCTCTACAATAAGAGCCTTCATGGCTTCCTCATCGCACTCCGCGAGAGCTTGCTTGAGGACCTTGGCGAAGGACACCACGTCAGTTGCACCGTGTCCATCACAGACGGCGATTAGGAGCTTGGCGTTGTCTTTGCAGTCTTCAATTGCGCAAACAACAGGCTCCTTCTCGCCTTTGATGGATTCGGTGACGGTTCCCACACCAGCACCCACCAACACTGGAGAAACCTCGAACACTTCGAGCTTCTTCAGAATGTTGACTTTCTCGCCGTCCTTGGTTCCGTCCTCGGACTCCAGAACCTTGAAGCCGTAGCTCCACTCTTGTAGTTCCTCGAGATTCTTGACGGTCTGATACGTATCTTTGCCGCCAGCCGTATCCAAGAAGAACTGGCCGTCCACCCAGGCCTTCTCGCCGTCGAAGTCGATGGAGCCTTTGCCAACTGGCAGGTCGGCCCATCGATGACCGTAGTGGCTGATCAGTACCTTGCGGCCTCGTTCAAAGGCATCTGGCAAGGTGACGTCGCCGTCTTTGTCCTTGACATTGAACGTGGAGAAGATGGCCTTGAAAGAGCCTGCCTCATCCGCCTTGACAACACTGGAGAAGTTCTTTGTTTTCATCCTGTACCAGTACCTCTTATCGGAATTGGCTCGACGATGGGCTCTGGCTCTTCCACTTCTTGGCCTATGTCCTCGCGACGAACGTACTTGAAGTTTGACTTCTGGTAGAAGAAGTCTTCGTTTGGTCCTGGAATAAGACCGAGCTCTTCACGGGCTTCGGACAGCATTATGGCACCGGCCGTCCAGCCTTCAACCACACGCTTCCACTTCTTATCCATGTCCGATTGAAGGACACGTACCCGTGAGTAGTCTCGACCCATATGCCAAGCCTCGGCATTGCTCACATAGTGGCTCAACAACTGAAGTTGAATGTCGGCCGACATAATGCGCTGAGAGGGAATGAGCGCCGACTCGTAAGCCAACTCCCGCAACTCAGACATTGTGGCACCGACGGAAGTTTGTTCCATACCACTCAAGAAGCCCAGCACAGCAGCTGGAAGGCCCGAGAGGGCTGCGACTCTTGACTCTGGTACAGCACGGAGCTTGGAGGTATCTATCTTGTCGGATGTCTTCCCCATTTCGATAACATCGATTGGGGTCTCACTAACAATCGGGTCGCCTCTTTGATCGCCAGTCGTACGCTGTTTCACCAGCGTTTTCATGGCATTTGCCTCTTCCTCGGTCAAACTATCGTCTTGTTCCTTCGGAGAGATGACAATTCCGACGATTCCCATGTTGCGCAGCATGGCCGCCACGAATCGAGCCGCTTCTTCGTCGGTATACAGCTCTCTAAGGAGTGTTTTGACCCAAGAATAGCCTTTCCGAGTGTTGTGGGGGTCCAAACCATACCGAAAATGAATGACTTCCCATGGTTTCAGCTTGATTGGCTCCGAATTACCAGGGTTGTACTCGTAGTACGTGACATAATCGGTGCCATCTGGCTTCCACTTCGGTTCAATCATCCAGTGAGGGGTGTACCACAGCGCTATTGGCCTGCCAGAGTCGCTAAACTCCACCCGCCAGTAGGCATTGCCATCGCAAATCCAGCTCATCATAGTGGCCATCTCGAGTACGACGCCACTATAGCCCTCATTTGGGAACTTCAACAGGTCCAAAATGGGGTGACTCTGTACGATATCACCGCCAGGGTTGATGAGCTGATGTGGGGCCTCAGGAGAGGTCCGGGAATAGTAGCCGATCACAGCCTGAATCAGCGACGAACCCTCTCCTGAGCCCACATCCATCGAGTAGTTGCGCTCTCCATGGAGGCTGGCGGGCCACATGTAGTAGCCTGAGCCAGGGTGCACCTTGGCAGACTTGAGGCCGAAGACGTTTTGTAGGGCCTTAACTAGTCCCATCAGTGCAGCCTCATCTTGTTATCCTTGAGCATGAGCTCTGTAAATGCCCAAACCAGAGCGTCTACCCTGTTCGGGGAGTCTCCTAGTCCAGGCACCCAAGTCGTCATCTCATCTTCCAGCTCAGGGTAGCTGCCCAAATGGTGCATCTTCCCCTGCTCATAGAGAGCTGCAATCGGTTCTGCGCGGGTCATCTTGCCGCGTGAAGCATGTATGGCCTTGTATGGGAAGCGCTTTTCCACAGTCTCCAGGTTGACCTTAACAAGGTCACCACCGTTGTTCACCTCAGCGATGATACGGTCACCTTCTTGGTTGTGGTGCGCTCTTAGCGCCAATCTGGCCCATTCGTTCGGAGTGTGCTTGCCAGACAAGTCCTGAAGTACAAAGCCGTGTATTTCGGGGTACGGGTCACCCTTACAATCACACCAACCTGTGCCACCGACCACAATGCCGGTCTCGTCACTGTTCTCATTCGTAGTTACTGCCGGATCAATAGCTGTCACAATACGAATGAGGTCAGGAGTGGAGCGAACCCTCTTCGGACCTATGTCGGAGTACTTAAACAGTGCTCCTTCAACGTCCTCGATGAGCTCGCCTTCCAGCTCCTGCCGACCCAAGCGTGTACCCGTGAGCGGGTCCACAACAGTCTTCCTATAGGTGTCGCTTAGGTTGGGCAAGTTTTCTCCGGTCTTGCCACGCGTCACTATCGTCAACTTGTCTTGGGTCAAACCAGGATGCTCTTGATCCGTCTTGTTCAGAAGGAGCTTGACCATCCTGGGAGTCGTGGTCAGACATATCCGTGTCTGGAACTCTTCATTCCACCCGCCTCGACGAGGGAGCCGTGTACCAATCTTGAGGTTAGACCATGTGGTGTCCTTCTCAGTGCCCTTATCGGCATCGTTCCAGTAGGCTGGCTCGTCACCCCACGCAAAGTGGTGCTGCGGGCCTCGCAACTGCCGTGGCTTCTCCGAGCTGTAGATCTTAAACTTGGTACCGTTGGCCAAGTGGAGCTCACCGAGTGACCTGTTCCAGGCTCTGTCGATGTTGCCGCCACGCAACTCACCGTCGTCGAAGATAGACAGTAAGCCTGACTCACCCTCGACCATCGTGTCTCTTGCGTCAGCAAATGTGGCGGCCACTAATGCAATCCTGCTGCCCGGATAGTCTCGTCCCATCTCAGATGACCATTCTGCTCCACTACGCGTCTTGCCCCAACCGCGTCCTGCCATGATGAGCCAGACGAACCAATCACCCTTAGGCGGTAGCTGATTAGTGCGAGCCCAAAAAGGCCAATCACGAAGCAACTCAACAATGTCTTCCTCGGCCAGGAACGTAGCTCTTCGGCAAGGCTAGTTCCCTTCCGCTGTAGAGACCAGTTGAGCAAGTCGGCCTGCGAGCTTGTCTCGGGCAGCTGAGCTATCACCATTCACCATCGGGAAGTTAATGAGGTTATTCTGCTGCATGCCGGGTTCGGCCCACAGTTCGTTGAAGCCGTCAGTTACCTGACCCAGAAGTTGTATCATCTCTTTGGGAGACATCTCTCCAAGAGCCGCAATGAGGCCCACGCGCAAGTTGGCCATAAGGTCCAAAAGCTGCAGACTCATCGACGACCTAATAGTCGCCTGTAGCTCTGCAGGGTTCTCCAGGAGCTTGGCCATCAGTTGCTGAACTGACATCTGGGTACGCTCAGCGGCGAGTCGTACGTCGCCCTGAGATGCTACAAGTTCATGGAGCTCTGTTGAACCTGACATCAGCTAACCACCTGCGGGAGTGTGAGGCCTTTCAGGGCAGCGTAGCATGGCATGCACACACGACGGCCATCCACCTTAAAAATGCAGGTGCATGGTCGGTTACAATTGGCGCACTCCATCATACACCACATATTAAACCTGTTTACCTGTAATGGCAACAGGTTCCTGGATTCTACGCTATTTCGCAGGACATGGCAAGACGGCTAGGACAGTGTCCTGCACAGGATGGAGGAGGGCCGTAGGCAGTTAAACGGTCGTACTTTCCGCGCTTGGTTATGTGCAACCCGAGGCGCGAGGTTATGTGCAAAGAAAAAGCCCACCGAAGTGGGCTATAAGGCGGTTGGATGTTCGATTGTGTTACTTGATTTTGGAGGCTTCCATATGGTCGGCTTTGAGGAAGGCCCCAAAGTTGTCTGACAGCTGGTAGAACAACGGACCATCTTCCAGGACGGTTACTCCTACCAGGTCACGGCCTTTGAGTGGGTACGGGTGGCTACAGTAGGCCATAAGGAGCCACGGCTTTTTCATTGCCATGCTATGCACATCCCAGCGTATAGAGTGACGATGACGATGGTGATTTGTAGTGCTATGATCTTCCACCACGGGAAGTAGCCGTTCATATCGGCGAAGTGACTACCCTGGTGGCCTTGAGTGAGTGTACACCGGTAGCCATCTCGGTGTAGGTGCCGACAGCGTTGGCCCAAGTGTAGGTTAGGCATCTCCATAACTCTCCCCAGTTAGTTGTTCGCACAGCATGGTTAGGCTTGTCATTTGGTAGGCTCTGGCCATTGCCAGGGTATGCATCAGGTTCTCCCGCACTCGATTGCAGCTGGATGCCTCACATATCATCCACCTTGAGGACGTATGGCCTCCAGCCCTACCTAGCTGGTTGTACTGGTCGTGGTGCGCCTTCTGCTTGGCGACCTCCTCGTCGATGTATTTATCTATGGCCAATGGAGTCCAGTCCATTATAAGTCCTCCAGTGGAAGTTGCCGACCCTCGGTAGTCTCTTCG